ATCCACACTCTTTCCCTACACGACGCTCTTCCGATCTCAAAGCCGCAATGGCACAACTTAAAACTAAAAACAAATAATCATGGCATTAGACGTAAGCGCACTTAATGACTTCAATAACGAAGTTGCAGGTGAATTAGTAGCTAAGATGGTTTACGGTGGCTCTACAATGGAGTACATCACTATCAAAGAAGGTGTTAAACACCAAGAACCAATTAACTTAATGGAAGTTGATTTACAATTACAAGCAGGTACTTGTGTATCAAATCCATCAGGTTCATTAACTTTCACTCAGAGAGACATCACAGTATGTCCTAGAACATCATTTGATGGGATCTGTTTGAAAGATATGGATAAAAAATACTTAGGTATTGCAGATTTGGAACCAGGTAGCTACAATGAGACATTTGCTCTTGCTTCTAACTATTCTGAATTATTAGTAAATAACTTCCAGAAGAAAAATGACCAATTTTTGTGGGCAGGTGACCAAGCAGGTTGTGCTGCTTCTTATGGTTTGACTTCAATCATCTCTGGTTCAACTGCTGGTGTAGTTGTTCCTGTAGGTTCAGGTAGCCAAGCAATTACTGCTGCTACTGCACTTGATGTAATGGATGATATGATTGCAAGCTCTCCTTCTGATGTAGCAGATAGAGAAGACTTAACATTCTTCATGAGTGTTCAAGGTTTCAGAAACTATGTAACTGCACTTAGAAATGCTAATAACTTCTATTTTGATCCAGCATCAATTGAGAACAGAGGTGGTATCTTAGAGATGGCTTACCCATTCACTCCAGGTGTTAAAGTTGTAGGTACAGTAGGTCTTAATGGATCTAGCAGAGTTGTATTTGGACCAGCAAAACAAATTGTTGCAGGTACTGATTTGATGAGTGATTTCTCAGAATTTCAACTTTGGTATGATATCAATTCTGACCAATTGAAACACAGAATCTCAACTAAATTAGGTGTTCAAATTGCATACCCTGAATTCTGGGTAAGTAATGACCAAGCCTAATCAATATTAATCCTAATAGAGGGGGGATGAAATACTCCCCCCAATATTAATTAAAACCAGATAAAATTATGTCATGTGATATAACTTCAGGATTTACACTAGGGTGTAGAGACAATACAGGTGGAATTAAAAACCTATACATTCTATCTGGTTCTATTACATCAGTAGTTGATGTAAGTGAAGGATTAATTGGAACTATCAGTGGTTCAGGTGAGTTCTTTAAATTTGAATTATTCAGACAAACAAGTGATTTCTCAGAAGCAATCTCAGCTACTCCAGAAAATGGAACTGTATTCTATGAGCAATCAGTTAATGCTGTATTCTTTAAATTACAAAGTGCTACAAGAAACCAAGTCAAAGTATTAGCACAAAACCCAAATTTGAAAGTAATTGTTGAAACAAACAATGGTTCAGAAGATGGTATTGGTAGATACTGGCTATTAGGTGAAGAAAATGGTATGCAATTGCTTTCAGGTACTGGAGCAACTGGTACTAGCTTTGGTGACCTTTCAGGATATTCATTAACTTTCACTGGACAAGAACCTAGTCCTAGCTCAGAGATATCTGGGAGTTTAGCTGGTGCTCTTAGTGGCATCACTTTAGGATAATAGATAATTAGAAATGGGGTTATGGCTTATGCTGTAACCCTATTTTTATATTTATAAAAGAATATGCTACAATTTAACAAGTCCCTTGCCACCAACACAAATGCTTTGTATCTTGACACTGTTAACACAGGTTCAGGATATTATAATGATTTGATTGTTGTTTACTCTCAATCATATGATCAATCAAGTGGAACATTTAGGGTAACTACTACATCAGCTCCTACCAAATATAATAGTTGGTTAGTTATTCAGAATACAGGTTCATTAGTACCTTCACCATCTGGACAATATGATGTAGACATTTATACAAATGAATTAGTAGCAGCAACTTGGGAGACAGTAGCTACAGCTTGGGATTCCTATAATGAAATATGGAGTGATGCTGGTGAGGAATTACCTATTACTCTATTATATTCAGATAGAGCATATGTTTCAGGAAGCAATGATAGTAGCATAACTCAATATGTATCCTCAAATGAGAATGGTAAATATATAACATACAATGGATAAATTAAAATTTTCAGCAATCAAAAAGGAGTTTAGTGGTAGAGTATCTGTCACTGAAAAAAAGACTGACAAGTATGTTAAGTTTGGAGAATATAATTCATTTCCTAATGAGTTAATCCACTTATACAATAACTCCTCAATCCATAACACTTGTATTAATGCTGTAGTAGAGGGTATTAAAGGTGAAGGTTTAGTAAGTGAGCCTGAATTTGTTACAGATCAAGCAAATATGGAAGGTGAATCATGGAACTCAATCTATGGTAAACTAGCAACAGATTATAAATTATATGGAGGTTTTGCTCTAGAAGTTATTTGGAATAAATCCAGAACTAGACCAGTAGAATTTTACCATATAGACTTTAGCTATCTAAGAGCAAAGGAAAAAAATTACAGAGGTAAGATACCTGGATACTATATCTCTGATGAATGGGATACTAACTACAGATATGGACAAAGTGTACCTGATGACTTACCATATCTACCATGTTATAACCCAGCAGAAGCAATGGAGGAACCTAAACAAATTTATGTTTACCAACCATATGCTCCAGGACAAAAATACTATCCTCTACCTGATTATGTAGGTGCTTTAAGAGTGATAGATCTTGACATGGAAGTAGACAATTTTCATATCAACAATATTAAGAATGGTTTAGCACCATCATTAGCAATTACTACATTTACAAATGCTAATGAGGAGGAAAGACAAGCAATTGAGACAATGTTAAAAACTCAATATGCAGGAACAGATAATGCTGGTTCAATGATATACATTGATGTTGATGAACCAGAGAATGCTCCTGTGATTACTCCAATACCACAAAATGGTGCTGATGATTATTACTATAATTTGAATGAGATTACTGTTCAGAAGATATTGACAGCTCATAGAATTACATCTCCTATGATTTTAGGAATTAAAACAGCAGGCCAACTTGGAGGTAGAGATGAGGTAGTAGATTCATACTTACTATTCACAAACACAGTAATCAGACCATTCCAACAAGATATTTTAAGTTGTATTGAATTATTATTAACAGCTAAATATCCAGAATTAGACATTACAATAGGTGTTCAGCAATTAAAATTATTTGCTGATGGAGAAGAAGAAGTAGATGTAGTGACTTCTCAAGATGCTAATGTTGGAGATGATAGTGAATTAGAGGCTGATATTGAAAAAGCTGATAATGAAGCTAAAGGTGAAGATATAAATCAACCAATAACAGAACTCCCAACTATATGACAACTACTTTTATAATCTCAGAGAGTAAGTTAAGACAGTTTACAGACATCAATGATGCTCTAGATACTGCTTTACTGAAGAATGCTGTGAGAGAAGCTCAAGATATCTACCTACAGAGAATTATAGGTACTAAATTATATCAATCTATTTTATCACAAATTGATGCAGGTCCAACATGGACTAATAGCAATTATTCCACATTAGTAAATGATTATATACAGGACTTCTTACTCTATGCTGCCTACTATGAAACACTAGAGGCCATTTATTTAAGGCCAAGAAATTCAGGATTAATAACACCAACAGGAGGTGAGAATTCAATTAATGTAGACAGATCATTATTCAACTCTAAGAGACAGAGTGTTGAAAATAAAATGGAGTTTTATGCTGATAGACTCTCATCATATATTTCAGAAGAACAAACATTGTTCCCTGAATTAAATGATAATAATAAATTATATGAACAATATCCTGATTATGCTTCTCAGTATAGATCACCTATTGTATTTGGTGCTAATGCTAGAAATGCTGGACATTATGCTCAAGCTAAAAAAGCAGGATTAAGGATTACAGATAGTAGATATTCACAATACCCTTGGGGTTCAAACATAGAATAAAATGGGAAGAAACTTAGGACCATTAAATATTAAAGATTCATATGAAGGCTTAGTCCAGATTAGTGGGTCACAACTTACAGATGGAAGTGGTAGCTTAATACCATCATTAGATGTAACAGCAAGCTTTGCAACAACTGCTACAAGTGCTTCACATGCACTAAATGCAGATAATGCCATTAGTTCTTCTTATGCTGTAACAGCTTCATTTGCTTTAAATGTAACCCCTACTCCAACAGGTAGTTTTATGGTTACAGGTAGTGCTACAGATGCTACTTTAACATTTACTAAAGGTGATGCTTCAATATTTGATTTAGTAGTAAATAATGTAGCTAATGCTACTTCAGCATCTTTTGCTACTACAGCTACAAATGCTGTAAGTGCCTCTATTGCTGATAGTGCTACTACAGCTGTACTTGCTACAACAGCTTCACATGCTATTTTTGCTGATACAGCTTCATTCTTACCAGCTGATACAAACCTAAACATCAATAGTATTACAGCAAGTAATGCTTCATTTACTTCAGCCTCTATTGGTTACTTACAGACAATAACAGGTTCAGCTAAAATCATAGGTGATGCCTTCATTATCCTAAATAACAACACACCAACAGAAAGATATGCTGGTTTAGTTGTACAAGATAGTGGTTCAACAAATAATACTGCTTCATTAGAGTTTGATGGTCAAACCAATGATTGGTTCTATGAATACACAGATGATGGTGGTGCTACAGTAGACCATGGTGTTGCAATGTTTGGACCAGAGTATAATACAAAAGGTGTTCCAACATATTTAACAAATAATACTATTCCTAAGGGGGATGGAGGACATCACCTAAATGATTCCAATATTACTGATGATGGTTCAATCACTAAAGTAAGTGCTAAACTACATACAGAGAATGTTAATGCTACTGGTATAAATAGTGTTGCCCTTGGAGGGCAAGGTGGCACAGCTTCAGGTAATCAAGCTTCTATTATTGGTGGATTTAATAATAATGCTTCAGGAACCCAAGCATTTGTTGCTGGTGGTGGTTTAAGTACTGTATCAGACCAGAGAGGTGCTGTTATTGCTGGGTATCAACATAATGTATTAGCTGAAGATAGTGTTATTATTGGAGGTTTTAATAGTGATGTTTTAGCTACCCATGTTAGAAGTGTTGTTTTAGGTGGTAATGCCTTAACTACAACTAAAGCTGATGAAGTAGTAGTTCCACACTTAACTATTTCAGGTTCAACTATTGCTACAGATATTAGTGCTTCAGGATATGTAAGTGCTTCATCATTTATAGGTGATGGTTCACAACTATCAGGTATTTCATCAGACCCATTCCCATACACAGGTTCAGCAGAGATTTTAGGTACTTTAGAAGTAGGGAACTCTTCAAATACAACAACAGGAACTTATGCAGTTAACTTTGGTGGTGATGGTACAGCAAACTCTGTTACAGGAACCAATAGTTCAGTATTAGGTGGATTTGGAAACACTGTTAGTCAAAATCATAGTATAGGGTCAGGTAGACAGAACACAATATCAGGAGGACAAATCCAAACTATTATGGGTGGTTTGTTAAATACTATATCTGCTACAGAAGCTACTAATGGTATTTTTAGTGGTAAAACATCTACAATAAGTGGTACATCTGAAAACTCTGCTATTATTGGTGGTGTAACAAGTACAATAGCATCACATGATAGAAGTGTTATTATAGGGGGTACAGGATTATCAACAACTAAAGATGATGAAGTAGTAGTTCCAAGTTTATCAATCTATGGAGATACATTTATTTCAGCATCAGTATTAGGTACAGGTTCTCTAATAGATAACTTAGGACAAGAAGCAATAGTTACAGGTTCACAAGTACAACATATTGTAAACTTATCACAAGCAGAATATGATGCCTTAACTCCAGATGCTAATACATTATATGTTATTGATGGAGCAGAGACATTAGGTGATACAAATGTAGATGGTAAGTTAACAGGTACAGTAAACACAATAAGTGATTCAGGTGGTACAACAGCATTAGATTGTTCAGTAGGTAACTACTTTACATTAGCAATGCCTGCAGGTGGTACAACTAACTTAGTACCTTCAAATGTTACAGCAGGTCAAACAATCAATATAGAGATTACACAAAATGCTACAGCAGCTACTTTGACATATGATAATACTATAGAGTTCCCAGGTGGAACAGCATTTACTATCTCTACAGGTGCTGGAGAAGTAGATGTATTAACATTAGTATCATTTGATGGAGTGAACTTGAAAGCAACAGGATTAGCAAACTTTAGTTAATAAACTATGATATTTACACCATTTGCCTTTATGGCACCATCAGGACCATCTTATGATGCAGATGCCCAAGCATTTTTTACAGCTGTAACTAATGGAGGTGATACTCTAACTACTACAGAAGAAAATGCTGTTAATCAATTTGTATTGGATTTAAAATCAGCAGGTATTTGGACATCAATGAATGCTATTTACCCATTTGTAGGTGGTACAGCTACCTCTACTAAATGGAATCTTAAAGACCCACAAGATACAGATGCAGCATTTAGAATAACTTGGAGAAACCCAGGTAATGGAACATTTAGTGCTGATGGTGTAAAAGGTGATGGTAGTAGTTTTGCTGGTAATTCACATTATAATCCATTAACAGAATGGAATGGGGTAGCAAGACACATAAGTGTTTATTGTAATTTAGCAGGTAGTCAAGGTTATGATACAGGTGCCAATAACCCAGGTGTAGGTAATAATAATGCTATAATTGTAGAGTTTAATGCTAATACTTCATATAGTGGTTTTGGTGGATTTATTACTACTTCAAATACTTCAAAGAAAGGTTCTATTGTAGGAACTTATAATAGTGCCAATAACCCAAGTAATATATTATACTTAAATGGTAGTAATGCTAATAGTGGTAATACTACAGTAACTGATTGGAATAATCCTATAGCATTATTTGCAGATAATAGAAGTGGAACAGCTGATGGTTTTTCTCCTGATGGAGGGAGTTATACAAGTAGAAGAAATGCTACTTATACAATAGGAGATCATTTAGATGCTACAGAAGTATCTGATTTATATGATGCTACAACAACATTTAACACATCATTAAGTAGACAAGCATAATGGATTCATCAACAAAAGACACATTAGCTAATGTTTCAACCTTCACAGGTTTGGGATTAACAATGGTAGAGATACAATCTACAATCAGTATATTAGTGCTTTTAACAGCATTATTTCTTAATATCAGTAGATTATATGACTGGTTTAAGAAAAGCAAGTAAACCACATTAAAAACACATAATAATGCCATTTAGATTAGGAGCAAATAGAATAGGAAGATTAGTAGTTGGGGCAACAGTGATACCTCCACCATCTTCAGGATTGATTGGTTGGTTTGATGCAGCTGATTATACTTCAGGGGCTACTTGGACAGATAAAAGTGTTAATGGATTAGATTTAACCTTATCAGGTACTTATGCTTTAGATGCTTCTACATTAGGTGGTCCATCTCTTGATATTAGTAACCATTGGTCAA